CTGGTGGAGTCTCTTTTGTACACAGAGGAGGTCCGTTGTTCACCCGTTGGGTATGATGTTGCTTCTCACTTACATATGTCTGCTTGTGAGTTGCATGTCGTACCTAATTGGTGGTTCTCTCTTATTGGGAGCACTGTTGCTGTGCTTGTACTCGTGGTTATTGATCTCAAGCGTATGCCCTCTGATTCTGTCATTGGCAACGCTAGATTATCTTGGTTGTTATCCTGGCTTATTACTTTTAGCCCCCAACCTTTCTTCCACGCGTGTACTTTGCGTTCCTTATTTGCGAAGTCCCCCATTGTTCGATCGGCTCCTGCCCGGAACCACTCGCATCCTCAGTCAGCGAGTCTTCGAAATGATGGAGTACATTTTATGGATTTGTTCGCTAAATCTGTTGGCCTGCGTGCTTATTACTTGCAACGAAGTGCCGCTGATGTGCGAGCTGGCCGTGCCGGCTGTCGCAGTTACCATTGGGCAAAAGATGTATCAGTTGAGTCGTCCGAGTTTTCACCTGCTCCCGACGATCTCATCTGCATCTCTGATGTCGATATGTACCTGGACATGCCTCATTTATTGGCCAACCATGCTCATACTTATCTTATTAGCACAGTACAACCCAGTGCTGTGGCAGCAACTGGTGGAGAATACTCATTTACTTTTGGAGCTGATGCCCAGATGGTTTATGACGTGGCTGGCGGCGCCACGTATAAGCATCCTGTTTGGAATTATGCTACTGATATTCTCATCGCCCGCCACAGAACACTCTGGTCTACGACGGTTACTATTTACAACGTCGACCGGAGACAAACGGACCCTCACCACCAGCTCGTATTGCTTACTTGTATACGTAGCATCTGCATACCCCACATATTTTTCGGATTGGATACATTTCTATCCGGTGACAGATTACGACGACTTAATCCAGTCGTTACTCTGACACGACGTGTGGAACCTGGACAATCCAGTGATGTACGCCAATTCCTGCGGCTCAATGTTAATACTGCCAAAGGGTTGTTGCGTTCCACAGGAAAACCAGGGTCTTATTGCGTTGCTACAATTCCGGCTGATCTGGATGATACACTCTCCAGTATGGCTCTTACGAGTACTCAACCATTATCCCAAGCATCTATCCGTATGACCCTTGAGGAATGTGATCAGAGCACAGCAACAATGCTTGTTGAATATCATCGATACAAGTCACCTGTGGCTGCTGATTTCGTTTGCCCTTTGTCAGAGTCTGTTTATGCGTTTCAACACGCTCCAAGCAGCAAAGTTGACTTTGAGGCCACCTTGCCCGTCATTCCATTCATGTCGCCCATTGTATTAGGGTGTTATGTTCCAGTCCGTTCTGTCACTAATGATGAAGCTGCCGTTAAAGGCAGGATCGTCGATGTGGCTAGTACGGCTGAACTAACCCCTACGATGGTGCGCGCAATGGATATCTTCCTTCAACTTCTAATTCCGGATAATCTTGTCGGCAAACTTCATCCTGTCGACATTGATGAGGTGTTCGCACGCCAGAAACGGCCAACGCAGCAGCAAATTTTACAAAATGCCGCGCAATCGACCAGACTGGCTAGTGACGAACCCATTCGGACTTTTCAAAAGTCTGAGGCTTATGGGAAGATTACGGATCCCAGGATTATATCCACGATTCCTGGAGTACAAAAACTTCACTACTCAAGCTACCTATATGCTGCCGCTGATGCAGTTAAGGTCGTTCCATGTTACGCATTTGGTAAAACTCCTCTT